GAAACCGATTCGGCCTGGTATCAGAGCACGCTTCAGACGTTAAGAACCCTGATGATTATAAGGAGTTGGACGTAATTTCCACCAATGAAGATACGTTTAAAGGTGAATTAGGCGAATATATTAAGGAGATGTTGTCATGAAAATTGCATTCGTAGGAAACCATAAGGTAGATTTTAGCTCAGAGACACACCACTGCAACACGCTTGAGGCCATGGGTCATCAGGTTATTCGCTTGCAGGAGGGTTTAATTTACACCGATACTATTTATAGAGAAGCTTTGAAGTGTGATATGCTTGTGTTTATCCATACTCATGGAGTTGTAACTAGAGGTGCCTACTCAGTCAGCCGTATGTTCGAGCTTTTGAAGCGTGCCGGCGTTCCTACCGTTACCTACCACCTCGACTTGTGGCTTGGTATCGGCCGCGAGAAAGACCTTACAACCGACCCATTCTATAAGACCATTGAGTATTTCTTTACCGTTGATAAGCTTATGGCCGACTGGTTCAATGATAATACTGAAGTAAAAGGTATATATCTTCCTGCTGCAGTCTACGATAAAGAATGTTACCTGCACCCTGAACCTATCTATAAAGAGAATGCAAACAAGGGTGAGCTTCTTAATGACATCGTATTCGTGGGCTCTAAAGGCTATCACCCTGAATGGCCATACCGACCTATACTTATCGATACCCTCAAAGGACACTATGGCGATAAGTTCCACCATATTGGCCGAGATGGTGAAGGTGCCGTTCGTGGCGAAGAGCTCAACCGACTTTACGCAAGCAGTAAGGTGGCCGTTGGAGACACGCTTTGTATCGGTTTCAACTATCCATACTACCTAAGCGACCGCATATTCGAAACGACCGGTCGTGGTGGATTTATGATTCATCCTTATATCGAAGGCATTCATGACCTGTTTGAAGAGGGCAAGGAAATAGTTACCTATAAGTTCAATGATTTTGAAGACCTATTCGCTAAGGTTGACTATTATCTCGAGCACCCAAAGGAACGTGAGAAGATTCGTCTTGCCGGACACGAACGTACTAAGCGTGACCACACCTACCGTAATCGTTGGGAGTTCATTCTAAAGGAGTTATCGAAATGATAGACGCTATATTCCTTCCACCTGAACCTATGGATCAGATGATGGTTGGAGACCTCATCGAGAATCTGATTTGGAAACCAATCAATCACTTTGAAACGAGATATATTCATTCATTTGAGGAGGCTCAGACTGAAGACATTATATTGGTATTGCCTGGTGCATATCATAAGGTAGAAGACATCAACCGAGAGATTGCACGATTCAAATCAGTGCTTATTTTCCTTACTTCCGATGAGAATAATATATTTCCTGTTGAAGAACTGAAGCATGGCAACATGAAGTTATGGATTCAGACCCCTCGTGTAGGCCGTGAATACCCTGCAGGTACTCGTTTCTTTGGGGTTGGATATGGATTCGCACACCTGAAGGCTCGTGAATACAGCAAGAAGTATAAGGATGTATTTATTAGCGGCCAAGATACTCACGCTCGAAGGCATAAGATATTCAACCTGCTTGATGAATATGAGAAGAAAAACCCTGAGCTTGACTATTTCATTAACCGTACTAAAGGCTTTACGCAGGGCTATAGCGAAGAGATGTACTTTAAGCTGATGAACAGCACGAAGGTTGCTCCGGCACCTGCAGGCGTGGTTTCTCCCGATAGCTTCAGGGTATACGAAGCACTTGAGTGTGGAGTCATACCGATTGCTGATGACATCTCACCGGCTTATGATTCGAAAGGATATTGGGCAAAGCTATTCCCTGATACCCCAATGCCTATCCTTGCGGATGATAATATCTCTGACATACTCGACACTGAGCTTGCTAATTATTCATGGCGATCGATTCAGATATATGCTTGGTGGCAACAACAGAAACGGAAGTACGCATATGATTTACTTGAAGACCTTACTTACCTAATAGGTAATGGCCATTCTTTTAGCGAGATAATCAAAGGCAAAGAGCGTGAATTGAAAGACCGTATCACGGCAATCATTCCGGTGAGTCCTTGGGCTTCACATCCTGACACTCGCATTCTTGAGGAAACGATCCGAAACACTCAAGCACAATTACCCGGTGCCGAGATTATCGTTACCTTTGATGGTGTCAGAGCAGAGCAGGAAGACCGTAGAGAAGCCTATGAAACATTCGTGATGACTATGCTCAGGAAGATAAATTTCGAGTATGAGAACGTCTTACCTATCGTCTTCAAGGAGCATACGCACCAAGTAGGCATGGCTCGAGAGGCTCTGAAGTACGTGAAGACGCAGACCATCATTTACATTGAAGGTGATTCACCGCTTTATCCTGACCGGCATATACCGTGGCAGGAGCTTATTACTGACATTGAGTGGGGCGATAGTAATGTTATTCGCTTGTATAACAAGGAGGAGATTCCTGAAGAGCACGAGTACTTAATGCACCACGAGCATGACGTACCGAAGCTGAATCTTATTGCTACAAGCCAATGGAGCCAACAGCCTCACCTCGCTAATACCAACTTTTATAGAGAGATTGTGGATAAGTATTTCACTTCAGACGCAAAGTGCTTTGTAGAAGAGCGAATGTATTATATAATAGTGTCAGAATCAAGGAATGGTCAATGGAGAAACTGGCGTATGTTTATATACAAACCCGATAATCTCCCACGGTCTTATCATTTGGATGGGCGTGAGGGTGGTAACAACTTTTATGAAAGTCAGGTCTTTTAGTTATGAGTAACTTTGAGAAGAACTTAGATAGCCACATTCGTGAGCTTGACGCTAAGATAGGCGTACTCTACACCGAAGATCACAACTTGGATTGGGGTCACGATTGTGACTGTGACTACTGTGACCGTGAAGAAATGCCACCTGAAGAAACTGAAACTCGTTCGGCTGAAATCAAAAAGGAAATCGAAGAGATTGAGAACTTTAAGAAGGTGCTCATCGCTCACGTTGAACGTTATAAGAAGACTACCGGCAAACTGACAGTAGTTATAAAGGCCACAAAATAATGAAAGCTTGGTATCTATCAATTAAAGATGATGAAGACCAGGGGCGTTTTGTAGTTTTTTCAAACACCCGTAACGGTGCTAGGAATCAAGCTGATGGTAATGACCTAATGTATGATCGATGGATTGATATTCAAGCTCATCGAGCACCTCAGTGGGATGGTTTAGAAAAGTTATCGAAACGTGAGCTCGATAAAGAGCTATGGCGTGATGGTTGGGAGTGGCTTGACTATGCTTGCCCTGCACCTGAAGAAACAACTGACGAAGAGTTTTATACTTGGTACGATGGTATTTTTGGAGTGAAGTCATGAAAGTCGGATTTGATTACTGGCAAGTAGTAAGCCACTACCCTCAATACTTCTCTCAGTTAGCTATGGCTCACCGTGAGAACGGCTCTGAAATCGTTATTATATCTGCAGTAGGTAAAGACCGTGTGGGTACCGTGCAGGCTGAAATAGACAAGATTGGAACCTTCAGCAATGCCGTGAAGGTGTATGAGGTCGTGTTTGACAACCCTGCTGAGTCACCTGAGCTCAAGTTGGCCAAGTGTTTAGAGCTTGGCGTTACAGTGTTCTACGATGATCGTGATGATGTTTGTCGGTTGCTTAATAAGCACGGCATTCTTGCTATGAGGGTTACTCGCAAGGACAATTCAACCTATGATATTAAAGCGGAACGGAGATAGCCATGAACGATATTACAATACGAGCCTACAATACCGATAATGGGTGGTATATGGATACTGATGAAAGACTCAAGACCCGAGCTACATTTAAAAAGTATGGGCTAAGAGCAAAGATGTATTACCTATACTGCACGATATTTTACCAAAAGGTAATTGTTGAAGTGAAGGATTAATCACATGAAAAAACCACGAATTGGCCTCATAGCTCGTATGGATCGCACCGGCCTTGGCTATCAAACCAAAGCCCTATTCGACCTGCTCAAACCAGATAAGACGCTTGTTGTTAACTCTACACCGTTTAACGGCAATGCTCAGATACCGGAGTGGTATCACTTACCTCAGGATTTAAGTAAGCCTCAAAATAGGTTCGTTGCTTATACCCTTGGCATGAATGATGACCTCGCCTTCGATTGGTTGGTATACGGTCTTGACGTTATTATTACCTGTGAAGTTCCGTACCACGATAAGCTTTATGAGATGGCTCGTAAGCGTGGTATCAAGGTCATTCTTCAGCCGAATGCAGAGCTTAACCCTCACTTCAACCAACCGACATTAGATAAGCCTGACTACTTCTTCCTTCCATCAACGTGGTATAAGGATGAAACGCTTCAGCTCGGTGTTCCGACTGTTGTATGCCCTCCACCGATTGCAATGCTACCTGCTAATAATCCTGTATTCAAAGACCATGGAACGCTTAAGGTGCTTCATATTGCCGGCAAGAAAGCTCTGGGAGACCGTAATGGTACTGAGATCGTTAAGAAGCTTAATGATATGCCTGGCGTAGAGCTCACTATTCGTTCTCAGGCAGAAGATAATTTCCCACTTCAGCAAGATTTATATAAGGGTGGTTTCCATGTATTACTTATGCCACGAAGATATGGTGGCCTCTGTATGCCTATGTTAGAGGCACTATCACAAGGTATGCCGGTACTTATGCCTGATATTGAACCGAATAAAAGTGTTCTTCCTGAAAATTGGTTACTCAAAACTAATTTCAAATCAACGCTTATGACAAAGCGTCTCATACATTCATACGCCACTGATATGACTGCTATCCGTTCGACTCTTGAACGTTTCAAGGACATGGATCAACTGCAATATGATGAGGAGCGAAGCAAGGCGAGAGCTGTCTTCGCCGACCATCAGAAAGCAGTTCAGCGATGGGAGTTCTACATTAACCGTATTGTGGAGGGTAAAGAATTATGAATGAACGTGTAAAGTATGGGATTGAAATACTAGCCGAAGACTTAAAGTCAGAGTTAGTCATCGTAATATCATTACTTGAGGCACTCAAAGAGCGTCATCCAAAGGTATACGATATAGCAGTAAAAGCAATACAAGAAACTGAGGAGAAATAATATGACCGCACCAGAACAACCAAAAGCACCTGAAGTTAAGTTACCGGCACTAACCGTAACAGACCACTACATTGGCATTCTAAAGCTCGCTCTCGAATACAATGCAACAATCGTTCGTATTGGTACTCAAGTACTTGCTATGGACTCATCAGGCCACAATAAGAAGACCCTACGATGGGCTCAGGAGCAAATGACTGGTATTACTTCTACGTATACCAAGAATCTTGAAGACGCTAACCGTAAGCTCGTATTGCAGTTCCTCCCTCAGGACGCTAAGAAGGCTGAAGAGAATGAACACGAATCCAATTCGTAGTGATGAGGAAAGGAGAGTGGCGAGGTTCGCTCTCCTTTGTTATGGGTGGGATTTAAACCTTGCTGCAAGGACTGAAGTTATTCGATTGGCTCGAGGATGGCCACCTGCTCATAGCAAGAACTTTCCTCATTCGTATATGGCTCGAATTATTAGACAAATAGCCCGTGGCTATAGAGAGGTTATGGATTACTAATGAAAGATTTTATTGAAGACGCACTACCACCTATCGTAGTTATATTTGTATGTATTATTGCACTGTGGGGGCTTATTGCAGTAATAGTCGGATTTGTTAATGCTCAGAATCAAATGAACTGGTGTCAGTATAAAGATGGTAATACAGTATGGAGTACCTCAAAGGTTGAGGAGACTGGAAAGCGATGGTCTCCTAACGCACTTACAGCAGGATTCACTGGCGAATGTATTGATCCAGGTGATAAAGGTTTATAATGACTGACTTTAAAGCCGGCGATATACTTACTTATCAAGCTACAGGATATAGCACTTGGCGTGTTACCTTCGTTAGATATGTTCGTGAGTGGGGTTCGGTAGATAATAAGCGATGGGCTCTTGTGAAGCGACCTCATCGGAAGACACCGGCAAGAGTTGAAGCAAGGAAGTTGAGTATATATAAGCCATGAGTATATTTGATAAGCGTGAAGAAGAGTTGGAAGAAGCCCTAAAAGATATGGTTCTTCAATTCGGTTATCAATACGATGGTCTCAAGCGTAGGCCACCTTCATTAGGTACTGGTGGATTATCTGCTCTTGAAAGTGCATTTGATTTATTAGGATGGAACGATCCTTACCCAATGCCTGAAGCCTCGTGTGATATTGTAGGCTGTCAGAAATGGACTCAAGCCGGAGTTCCATTCCCTAACGGTGATTACCTTAGGTTATGCAGCGAGCATAGTGCAGAGCATAGGGATGGTATTGATTTACTCGCAAAGAAAAGACAAGGCCGTGGCTACAATGCTAAGGAACGAAAAGAGAGACTCGAAAGGTTTAAGTCGTATGCTCATTCATAGCCTACCCCGAAAGCAATATGAAACTTCCCTAATCCTGAAGGAAGAAGTGGGTAAGAGTCGTTTTGAACGTAGGCAGGAGCTTAAGGATAAACGTATCAAAGTGCTTCCATATCAAAGGAAGAGCGTTCATAAGGCTGGAGAAAAGGTCTATATTGATGGAAAAGTCGTAAAGAATGATAGGTATGGTGGTAAGTTCTTGTGATTAATCAAATGCTATTGTTCGCTTGCTGTGAGAATCATGGGAAGATACCGAGTGTTGCAAGCAGTTCAGAGGGATGGACAAAGAGACTGTGGGTATCGTGTTCAGGGATATGCACGAATGAAGGCTTTGTTATCTGTTGTGATGATTGCTTAACGAAAGATAGACGGCCACAATTCAAGGATAGGTACGTTATTCTAAGCGACTTTCAGCAGTACTGTATCGAGAATGATATGAATGATTATCTGCTTTCGACTTTGCTGGAAGTGTACACATACTAATTTGAAATCTTGAAAAACAATTCAAGAGGAGTTAATATAACAACATGAGTGAACACGGTGGAGCTAGACCAAACGCAGGACGTAAAAAGGGTGGCATGAATGCCGAGACCAAACGTGCCATGAAAGCTAAGAAGATGTACGAGACCAGAGCTCGTAAGCACGTTACATCTCTTCTTAACGCTCAACTATCCCTAGCCACTGGTGTTCAAATGCTATTCGTTATCCACACTGACTCTAAGGGTAATAGGCGTAAACCTGAAATGATTACTGACCCTGAGACCATTAAGAAGTTCCTTGATGAGAACCAAGGCGTTGACGGCACCCTGAAGAGCGATAAGAAGGATAAGGACGATAAGAGCAAGGTTGAGGATTATTACTTCCTTACTACCAAGGTTCCTGACACTAAGACTATTAGTGATATGCTTGACCGTATCTTCGGTAAGGCACCGGCTACGCTCGACCTCACAAGCGGTGGTGAACGATTAACAGCGGCACCACTCATCGTATCTGACATATCTACTGCTGAGGTTGCTACTGATGAAGCTGAAGACTAAGCAGGCAGGAATCATCGAGAGTATTCGTACTCGCCCTGAGATTGATACCTACGTGCTTATTGGCTCTGTGGGTACCGGCAAGACGGCTGTGGTGGCTCATATAGGCATTTCGCTATGCTATAAGTACCAAGAGACTACGTGGCACGCCTGGCGTAAGAATAACAGTGTCTCTCGTAAGACATTGGTACGAACTTATCTACGAACCCTGAAGCAAATGAACTTCGTTGAGGGCGTTGATTATAAGTGGCGTGATCGTGATATGGAGATTGTCTTCAAGCACAACAACTCTATCATCACATTCTCTGAAGCTAACCGATCGATCGACAAGGACTTGAACAAAGTGAAGGGTATTGACGCTACCTGCAACCATATAGATGAGGCCAATGAGCTTGATGGTGAGATGGTGGAAATGATTGAATCACGTAAAGGTCGTAACAATGAGTACGGTCAACCATCCCTTAACTTCATTACTATGAACCCGAATAGCGGTTGGGCTAAGAAGAAGTACTACAAGCCATACCGTGACGGCACGCTCCCTGAGAACGTTGCTGTGATTGAGTTCACCATTGAAGATAGCTGGCAGTCTGCTATCGACATCAAACGCCTCATGAACCGCAGTAAGTGGTGGGTGCAACGCTTCATTAAGAACAACTGGGACTATGCCGATGAGACGGGCTCTATTCTATCCTCACGTTGGTTCGACCAGAATAAGATCAAAGACCTCAGTGGTATCAAGGGGCTTAAGAGTGCCGGCGTAGACGTTGCTATCAAGCGAGGCGGTGACAAGGCTGTATACACGCTATGGCATGGGCTTACACTACTCGACATTATTATCATGAAGGATAACGATGAGGAGACTGATACCGATTCACTGGCTGAGTTGGTCATTGAGATTAATGCTCGTAACCAAGTAGGTTATAAGAACACTGCAGTGGACGCAGTGGGTAACGGTGCCGGTGTGATTGGTAGTGGTAAGAAACGTGGCCATGACTTCTTCGAGTACGTCTCAGGTGCAAGCCCTATGCCGAACCTAACCATCAATGAGGATAAGGAAGAGGTCTTCAGTACTGATTACAATATGCTCAGGTCTCAGGTCATTCATGCCTTCGCCCTTATGATGGAGGCTGGTACTGTTAAGCTTTATAGTGAATGCCCTTACCTTACTGAGTTCGAAGAGGAGGCGATGGAGCACGGCTATACTGAGGATAAGAAGACCTTGCAGATTGAAAGCAAGGAGAAGATTAAGGAACGCACCGGTGCCTCCCCTGACATCTTTGACGCAGTGATAATGGGCTTCCTACTGCAGATTGTGAAGCAGTATAAGGTTGAGTGGGCTGCACCACGCTTCGGTTAAGTGTCTTTGATATAATAAGGTTACGGGGAGGTTTCGTGCTGTTGTCCTCGCCGTCTAGCCATTACAGAAGAGCTCCGAGAAATCGGAGTTCGTCTGTTTCAAAGAGCTTTTGCTATAATGGTAATAGAATATAAGATAGGGCTGATAACTTGAAACATAACATACTCGATCACTTCTTCAATAGGGGTAAGGTACACAACCAAACGAATGAGTTCCCCATCGAAACCCTTAGCACGGAGTCTTTTCAGTCCCTCCGCACTATGAGGCACTACGGCAACGATGATTACGAGAATGGTTACTCGAGCATTCGTGCTATCGCCGACCGCTTCATGACCATCCGACCTTATGCAGTTGATGAGAAGAATGAAGCTCTCGACCCAACCCCTAACGTTATTAACGTACTCTCTCGCCCTAATACCGATATGTCTCCTGTGGACTTCCGTGACGCTTTTGCAGTCATGACAATGGTATGGGATAAGACCTACATCCTCGTATGGCAGAAGCAAGGCAACCAACCACCTATCCCTGCGAAGGAAGGTATCACTGAAGAGCAGATTGCTGGCTTCACTTTCCTTGAGGGCGTACAAGAAGAGAACGTTGGTAACGGCCTTCAGTATAAGGTTAATGTTCGTACTGCTGCAGGACTTATCGAACCTCGTATTTATTACCCTCACCAAGTTGCAGTTATCCGTGACACCAACCCACGTAACCTCATCGGTGGCTATTCTCCTACCCGTGCCGCTAAACGCTGGACACGTATTGAAGACTACATCGCTGATTACCAAGCTGGATTCTTCGAAAATGGTGCAGTGCCTTCAGGTCAGTTCATCATTACTGCTCCGACTGTTAAGGAATATAATGACATCGTTGATGGCCTGACTGATAAGCACAAGGGTGCCAAGCAGAATAACAACGTTGTGTACACCTACCAACCACTCGACAAAGAGACCGGTAAGCCTTCACAGGCCTCAATCACTTGGATTCCATTCAATACAGCCAACAAAGACATGGCTCTTAAAGACATCTTCGAGCAGTCAAGCAAGAAGATTGATAGCGTCTACCGTGTATCAGCCTTCATTCGTGCCATGGATGAAGCTCCTAACCGTGCCACGGCTCAGGTTATCGAACGTAACTTCGTTGAGAACACTGTACGACCATTCGCTATTAAGAAATGGGCTCGACTTCAACACGAACTTAACCGTATTACAGGTGGCTTAGGCTACGCTATTAAGTTCACCCTTGATACTCCAAACATCGCTGAAGAGCAGAAGCTTATTGCTGAGACTGACACATTGAATATCGCTAACCTCGATAGTCTTCTGACTCAAGGATATACATTCGACTCATCATTACGTGCTCTTGACCTACCAGACCGCTTCAAGCTTCTTCGTAAGGTTGGTGAGCCTGAATCAACCGATGAAGACGATGACAACCCTGACATCACTGAGAAGGATGATAAGAGCGTTACTCCCGGCAACGGAGGAAGCAACGGCAAAACCCCAAAAGTACGAAACGAACTTAGTGACGCTGACATAGTTAACTATGAAGCTCAACTGTATGAGCCTGCTCGGGTTCTTATGCAGTCTCAGGTTGATAATGCAGTACTAAGCATTCAACCGGCCAACGCTATTACTGAAGCGACTGACGAAGACAAAGATAAGTTCGTTGATGACATGATGGTTATTATCTCGGGTATTCTGGTGTATGCTGGTGCTACTCAATGGGAAGAAGGCCGACAAATCCTTCAAGCTGCAGGTATTACACCACCTTCAGCCTCATATAGCGTCACTGAGAGTGCATTGGATCGATACCGTAAGTACCTTAAGACCATTGCTGATTCATATACCGATGACACTGCAACTGCTATTCGTACTCAACTGGAACGCTCATACGCTGAAGACTTAAGCCTTTCAGATACTCAAGCGGCACTCCGCAACATCATGAACACTGACGCATGGCGTATTAAGCGTATCTCTACGAGTGAAGTAAACCGTTCAGGCGGTATCGCAAGCGTTGAGGCCATGATTAAGATTGAAGATGAATCAGAAGGTACCATTGAGAAGTCTATGATGACTACAAGCGGTAATCCTTGTGAGTTCTGTCTATCACGAGTGGGCGTATGGTTCCCTGTCAAAAGCATTATGGTTAAGAAGGGTGATACTGTCACCGGCGTTGATGGTGGCACCTTCGTTAATAACTGGGATAACAACGCAGGCCATGACATCCACGCTAACGGTGCTTGTGTTCCAATCTATAGGGTGGTTACAGAATGACATCAGAGGTAAAAGTATCTTGTGAGCACTGTGGAAGGTATCTCTTCACGGCCGTTACTACTACCATCGTACAAGAGGCACCGTGTACTGGATGTGGTGCAAAGCTTAACCACAAGATAATCTTCCCTGATGATTGTACGGACGCTCAGTTACACCACGTATTCTCATTCGTTCCCACACCACCGAAGAAGCTTAAGGCAATTTGATATAATAAAAGATAGACAAAGTAATGCTCGTTGTGAGACGTTATAGCGGAGTCTGAACTTAACAAAGTAAAGGTAATAAAGCATGAAGAAATTCTGGAAGATCACTGATGAGGTTTCATCAGCTGGTAACGAGCTTTATATCGATGGAGTCATCTCTGATGAATCTTGGTGGGGAGACGAGGCTACGCCTGCACAACTCCGTGAAGAGCTTCAGAGGTTCAAAGGCCAACCATTAACAGTAGTTCTAAACTCTGTAGGTGGTGACGTTTTTGCAGGACTAGCGATGTATAACGCTCTACGAGAATTGGATTCTGAAGTTACTATTCGTGTAGACGGCCTAGCCGCTTCTATCGCTTCAGTAATTGCTATGGCTGGTGATAATATCATCATGTCTCCCGGCTCAATGATGATGGTTCACCGACCTTCAACCATTGCATGGGGCAATGTAGAAGAGATGGAAAAGACTATTGCTCTTCTGCAGACGATTGAGGAAAGTATTTTCCCTATCTACGCAGACCGCACTGGACTCTCGCTCGAAGAAGTTACTGAGCTTGTGAACGCCGAAACTTGGATGAGTGCCGAGAAGGCAGTGGAACTTGGTTTCGCTGACTCCCTCGCTAAATCAGTCAAGAAGGCAGAAGAAGCTCCTTCAAATTCAATGAAGGTAGGAAGTTTCGCCTTCAGTATGAAAGCTACGAATGACGCTATTGCGAAAGCAGTTCCTCATTTAGAAGCTGAACCTGAAGCACCTGCTGAGGAACCTAAGCCGGAAGAGCCTGCTCAACCAGCCAAAGAACCTGAGACACCTGAGCAACCAGAGGTACCCACTCCAGCACCAGCTGAAGAGGAACTGGAAGAAGACCCATCAGCACCGGCACCGACTGAGCCTGTGATTGATGAAACTAAGCAACCAGTCGAGAACAAGGAAACTCCTAATATGGATCCTAACAAAGCACCAGAAGGAATTGAGAATCGTGCTCTACCTTCACAAGCTCCAACAACTCCTACGGTAGAACAATACCTTAAGAGTAAACAGTCTATCCAAGACTTCGCACAAGTCCTCGTTGAAAACGCAGGCAAATCAGCACAAGAAGTTAAAGACGCATGGGAAACTCACCTTGAGAACTCAGGCGTACAAATGGGTGTTACAAACCCTGACATCTTGTTACCAGACGCTCTTATCACTGAAATCCAAGACGCATTCACCGAAGGTGGTGCAATCTGGAACCTCGTTGATAAGACTGGTCTTACAGTATTCCGTGCTGCATGGGACACTGTAACTGGTGAAGATAGCCGAGCTAAGGGTTACAACCGTGAAGACGAAGAAGAGAAAGCTGAAGAGCTCATCACCATCGCCGACCGTGTTATCCGTGCTCAGTTCATCTACAAGTACATTACCCTTAACAAGGAAGACATCAAGGAACAACGAGACACTGGTGCTCTTGTACGTTACGTACTATCTGAGCTCCCACGCCGTATCGTTCGTGAACTTGAACGTGCAATTGTCATTGGTGATGGCCGTGCAAACGATAGCGACTACAAAGTTTCTAGCTTCCTTTCACTTAAAGCTGACGCTGCTGGAGCTGGTACATTTGCTACCACTTACACACCGCAAGTTGGTGAAAGCAAGTACGAATCACTTGTTCGTGCTCGTGACCTCGTTAAGGCAGACGGTGCTAAACACCTCGTATCGAAGACTGGTTTCCTAACTGACATCTTGCTTATGCAAAGTGTAAGTGGTGGATTCATCTTTGCACCTGGTACTGACATCGCTCGTGCCCTTGGATTTGCCGGTAACGTTGAACCAGACTGGTTCGATGACACTACTGATCCTGCGAATGACGCATACATCTGGGTTCCATCTGCTTACCGTACTGTTGGTGACAACACTATCGAAGCATTTACGAACTTCACCCTTAAGACTAACAAGCAAGAATACCTACAGGAAATTTACGCCGGTGGTGCTCTTACTAAGCTTAAGGCTGCAGTTGCAATCGCAGCTGGTTCAGCAAGCTAATCAACAATAAAGGAAAGGGTTCAAACTAATGTTTAATCAGGCACAACTTGAAGCACTGTTAGGGCGAACCCTTACCCCTGTTGAGTTAAGCAATCTGGATTTGTACCTTGAAATCGCAGGAGAACGCTTAGAGCAACTTATCTGTAGCCGAGTGACCGCCATCGCTGAAGAGCGAGTATATGACGGCCGTGAAGGTTACAGTACGGTATTCACTGAGCTATTCACAAGCATTACGAGCGTAGAAGTTAACGGGAAAGCACTCGAGACTTCAGAATACTCTAAACGCCAATGGGATAGCCGAAATGGCTACTGGTTCAACTCTATTGTTCTTCCTCACCGGTTACGTTCAGAAGCGGAAGTAGTCATCAATGGCGTATGGGGATTTGATTCCGATACAATGCCATCTGACCTTCAACTGCTATACGCTAAACTCTTTGCTCTAGTAAGCTCTATGAACAAAGGGAATGGCAACATCAAATCAAAGAAGGTTGAAGACTTTTCTATCACCTTTAATGAGAATACTGTTTACGATCAATTCCTTATCGACAACGGCTCAACCTTGCGTAAGTACTCTGTATGCAACCAAGGGTATGTCCGAAGCGGTAAAACGTGTGTTAATCCATACTGGAGTTGGTAATGGAAACTGTATTTGATGTATTCCCCGAGACTGCTTACACCTTCCTGCAGTTAATACAGGGAGGTGCTCGAGGTAACTCTGTAAAGGAAAGTACTGATACTACTGGAGTGTTCAAAGAACGCAATGGTATGACTCAGAATAACAACCTTGAGACTAAAGAGAGCAGTTCAACGCTTCACATTCACCCTAATGAACCATTCATAGCCACTCTGCAAGCCATTACCGGTGGAAACCAGTTCCTAGTTGGACATGGTATTCGCCACACTGAGAACGGCTTTACGCAGGAATATCGAATCATCGGCCAAACTGCAGGTAAGAACTTTGATACGAATGTATTAGAGCATTATCGCCTAACGTTAAAGGCCGAGAGTTTGGTAGGTAGCAATGGCAGTTCGAGCTAGTTTTACATCTCGGCTCTCAACCTCGTGGAGAGAGAAGAAGGAAAAGAATTATGACTTGATTGCTCTACAGATGGCAACTGATGTAGACCGTATTGCTAAGGTCACTGCTCCAAAAGACACAAGGAACCTTGTGAACAGCGGAAGGATTGACCGAGTGGCCGAGGCTGTATATGAAGTTCTCTTCGGAGGTGACTTCGGAGGAGCCAACGTACCATACGCTCGTATTCAGGAGCTTGGTGGGTGGACAGGACGTAATCACGCCTCATTCATTACTGGTAAGCACTTCCTTGAGAATGCAGGTGATGGGGTAGCAAAGCAAAAAAAGAAGTATCTTTCAGGTAAGGTCTAAATATGATAATCGTTAACTTAGCAAAATTTCTCGAGAACAACGGCTACGGTACAGCTATGCTTGCCGGAGACGAGACAGGCTTAAACCCTATCTTCGTTGAAAAGCTACCTATCGGGAAAGAAGGTATCGGTATCATGAGCCGTGGTGATCCAATCACTCGTGGCTCAAGGACTACAATGACCATTGACCTCTACTCTCGTGGTAGTGATGACATCACTGGCCATGACCGCTTGAAAGAGATTCTGAAGTTCTTTACAACTGATTGCTTTCCATCCTGTGACCTTCCAGTAGTGCCCGAGTTTTCAGAGTACCTTTATTCAAAGACCATCATTCAACCCACGTTCAATATAACTAACGTAGGCTTTGATGGTGCAGATAGAAACATCTACTCTGCAAGTGCACAAATAATTTATAAGGAGAATTAAGATGAATGATGTCATTCTAGGTGGTGCAGCCGAACTTGCACTCGGTACAGCGGTGATTCCAGCGAGCTTGCTCGGTGATATTACTCCTAACTTTACCGAAGGAACACGGTCATCTGAAACACTCGGTGGAAACCGAACCACTCCAAGTGGACGTTTCGATGAATCAACATTAACCTTTACGCTGTTCGTGCCTAGCATGGACTACCTAAAGGCAATCTGGGCTGACTTGTACAGTGCTCCTACGGGAACTGGTACTGCAGGACACCTCCGATTCGGAGCAGGTAGCTGTTCGTCTAAAGACCCTGTTACTGCAAACATTCACTACGTTTGTGATGACAACTCTAACAACGACCAACACTTCTTCCGTACACTTGTTGCGATGAACTGGAACCCAACCATCAATGCCACTGACGGCTTCAGCGTAGAAGTAACTGTCTACGTACAGCCTAATGATGACTTGGATTACTTCCAACTTGGTGCCGGTGATCTTACTCAGGAAACTCTGTGGGACGCTGCTACTCAAACTTGGATTCCAGTCGGAAGCTCTTAGTAGATTTGTGGGGGAGGCAACTCCCCCTCTCTGCTATAATTAGCGTAAGGAGAATTATAAATGTTAGATTTAAACATTAATGACTTACGTAAGCAAGCACTAATCCGCTTTTCACTGAAGCCTGAAGGTCATGTTTTCACCGTTCACCGCTTAGGTGCAGGGTCAGAACTTGAACTATCACGCCTCTCACGAGAAGCAAACAAACTTATTCTTAAGCTGGAACAACAGCCAAACGATAAGGAACTATCTGAAATCTTTACCAAGATAAACAAACTTGATGAAGATCGATTGGTAGTAAAGGCATCTGTTTTCGATGACGGGGGAGATGGCTCGCTATCACTAGCGTTAGCCAAAGAGTTATCGGATGACGAACTTACAAAAATCGTCCAGGCTGTGGAAGCCGGTCAGAACATTACCGCACCTGAAGAGGTAAAGGTAGAGGATGACGCAACTTCCTAAGCTATCACCAGAAGACCTGAAAAAGGTCGAACGCCTGAAGGGCTCGAATCCTGACCTTAAAAAAATATCTCCAGAGATGTACGTTTTAGCAGAGTTCGGGCACTTTTTTGGCTGGGAAGGTATCTTGGCCATTGAGACCGAAGTAATCAAGCTTGATAAAGCCGTAGAGCTTATTCAAGCCATGAGGGTGGTCGAGGGCAAGAAGCTATATGAGCAGGCTAAGGCCACGTTCTACGCCACTAAGGACTCTAAGACATTCAATAAAGGTATGGCTCAATACGCCGATAATTCAAGGATTGAAGAATGAACACCGAAGAAGTAGGTAAGATTAAATATACAGTTGAGATTGATGTCTCTGCTTTAAAGGCAGGCACTAAATCAGCTGAACAAGCCGTCAAAGGTTCTTTCAATGCTATCGGTTCTGAGGCTGAAAAAGGTAACAAACGACTTAAGAACTCTTCTGACAATGCCGCTACAAGCCTTGTAGCCCTTGCTGGTTCAATAATTGCCCTGAGAAGTGTAGGAAACTACCTCGGGGGAGCTATTGACTCCGCAAATAAGTACCAAGCCTCATTACTTGGTCTTAACTCCGTATCACAATACTTCCTCGGTCAGACTCGAGAATCTACTGAAGCTGCTAAGGCACTCTCAAGCGATGGTCTATTGCCACTTGCTGACGCTGCGACCGGTCTGAAGAACCTCCTCGCTGCAGGTTATGGTCTTGAAGAAGCAACCGCATTGATGAACGCCTTCAAGGATTCAGCTGCATTCGGCCGTCAGAGCTCACTATCATTCGGTGAAGCTGTTCGAAGTGCGACTGAAGGTGTGAAGAACGGTAACTCAATACTTGTGGATAACGCCGGTGTCACCAAGAACCTATCAGTAATCCTTGCTGAGGCAGGCTATAGTGCTCAAGACCTTCAGAAAGCTTCTACTGACGTAGGTGTTCGAATGGCAATCCTTAACGGAATCATCAAGGAAACCAACTCACAAACAGGTGACGCTGCAAAGCTTACTCAAACAGCGGCAGGTGCAGACGCACGACTTGGTTATCAGACTGACCAACTCAACGTGAAGGTCGGTAATCTCGCAAACGTTCTACGTAAAGACGCAGTGAACGGCCTCACCAACTTTATATCTCAGAACCAGAACCTTATTATCTCTACCGGCTCGAGTGTCGCTGCTATGGTTACATTCGCTGCAGGTGCTTATGGAGTATCTCAATCACTCAAAGTATTGCGTACTGCGATGACATTAGTATCTAAACACCCTATTGTTGCTGTTTTAACGCTCCTTGCTGGTATTCTAGCCGGATTTGTGACATCTAGCCTACTTGAGGATGTTTCAGACGGTATGGAGGACGTTGGTGATTCAGCAGGTGCTTCAGCTGGTGGTATGGAGAATGCTTCTGAAGCTGCAAGTGATCTTGCAAAAAAACTCCAAGACCTTGATGACCAAATCTCAAAGGTTAACCGTGACTATCGTGAGAACCTTGCTCAAATCGTTCAAGACCACGAAACATCTATCAAAGACCTTACCAAGCAGATTCAGAACGAAAATGCTAACTACAACGCCGCTATTCAGGAACGTATTACCGCCTTCCAAAAGGAGCAAGGTCTTGAGCAAGCTGAACACACCAAGAAGACTCAAGCCCTTCAAACTCAGATTGATTTCCTTCGTAAGTATAACAACGCCTCTAACCAGCAAAAGCTTTCAGAGCTCCAGTTTGCTTTGGCTCAAGAGAATGCTCAGTATGAAAAGCAATCAGGTGAGCGACAAGCTGCATTTGACGCTACTGCTGAAGCTGAAAGATTGTCATACGAACAACGTCTTGCCGAGAACCAAACAAAGCTTGACGCTGAAACTGCAATCCTTAATAAGCACGCTGAAGATGTTGCAGGTATTCGTGATGTCATATTACTTGATGAGATTGATAGCCTTAAGCGGAGCCGTGATGAGCAACTCAAGTCCCTTAACCAACAGAAGATTGACGCTGTTTCAAGCAATAAGAGTGCTGGTTCTGCTGCAGGACAAGCCTTCAACGATGAGTTTAAGAAGTGGATGGATAACGTAAAGGCTGAAGCAAGTAACGCCGGTACTGACGCTGGTAAATCATTTACTACGAAACTTGGTGACGCTCTTCGCCTATCAGTTGAAAACCCAAAGAAGTTCTGGGAACCTATGCTTAAGTCATTTGATAACGTATGGGGTCTTATCACCGGTAAGATGGAAGTTAAGAACGGCCAAGTAGTTATGAAAATGTCATCCGGAGGCGGTGGCGGATGGGCTACTGGTGGTTATACTGGAACTGGTGGCGTTAATGAAGTTGCCGGTCTCGTTCACCGTGGAGAGTACGTGCTTCCTCAATCAATGGTTGACCAATCAACTGGCCTCCCTAAGCCTGAAGCAATATCTGCTATGGGGGGCGGTGGTGAGATGAAGGGTGGTGATACATACCAGATTACTATTCCAGTATCAGGGGTTATCGTTAATGACGCTCAGGCACGAAGGAAACTTGCTGAAGTAATTGGTCAGAGCCTTAACGAAATAATGCAACAAAAGGGTCTTAAGCCTGCAGTGGAGGGATTATAATGTACGAAATCATACTGACAGACTCAACCGGAAGCGTTACGCTTCCTGCACTTGAAGTTCCCCTCGTTCTGACAACGCTTGAGGGCTCCTCTGACGTTCAAACGCTTGACTTCAACATCTACACCGACTTCATCACAACGAAGCGTCAGTTGTCTCATACGTGGTCTTACCTGAGCGAAGATGAGTTCAATGAAATAAAGGCATTCTATGATCGTCAGTTTACGGACTTCCAATACCCTCGGGTTACTGTCACTGAGCTTGGCATTACCGATATGACTGCTCGAATGACACTCAACCCTCGAACTGTCATTGACCACTGTGGAACCGTTGCAGGAGTAACCATAACCCTAAGGGAAAGTAAGCAGAATCCATAATGCAAGTAGTACCTAGCTTATTTAACCAATATGCACAATCCAATGTTAGGCCACACTCTTGGGGTTTAAGGATTTCATTTGAGAAGCTTTACGACCCTGATGTTACATTCTTTACCTTAAACCAATCAGTATTGGATGGCGTGGATGTATTGGCACCTTCAGACGATAACCCATTGCAGGCATGGGACTATTACTTATACCGAGATTACACTGACCGAATCGTGCAGATGTCATGGGATAGGACGCTTGAGTTCCCGTACAGTGTCGTGAGTGCTCGAGCAGACTTCGAAGTATCTAATACAGATGATTACTTCACTCCTAATGGTGGCTCGCCTATCGAAGATTACATACTACCTAAGCGACCAGTTCGTTTATTCAGTGGCTTCAGCAACATGCTCGTTCCTCAATTCGTTGGCCTTACTCAAGGTATGCCGAGGATTTCACAACTCCCAAAGACCGCAACATTTACGGCACTTGACTTCCTCACTCAGATTTACGACATGAAGATTCGTAACACGATTGCAATGCAGAATGTAAGCACCGATGAAGTATTGGCTAACATCTTCGAACAGTTCGGCCTAGCACCCGAGCAATATGACCTCGCAAAAGGCCGTAACGTCATTCCATTCCTATTCTTTGAACGTGAACAGATTACTGCAGGTAGCGTGATTCGTAAGCTCATGGAGGCCGAGATGGGTATGCTATGGCTATCTGAAGCAGGTATCATTACCTTCAGGCCACGACTCGAGCAACCAAGTGAGGCTACGTACTTCTTTGATAATAACTCCATCATCAGCATGGAAGTTTCAAGCGATGACCAAATCATCAACCAAGTGAACTTCACTGCAGAACTTCGAGAGGTTCAGGAATACCAAAGCATTTACCTTAAGTCTTTGGGTGGCCAACCAAACATCGTGCCGGCAAACTCAACCTATGTATTCTCCGCTGACCTCCAAGACCCATGCCTTACTGTTGAAGAGCCTACGATTGGTGAGAGCTCAAGCGTATCATGGTTCGTTCCTCGCCTTCCTGACGGTACTGAGGTGCTCACTGGAGTGTCTGTTGATAGTGTTGAGCTTAAAACGAACTCTTACGATATAACCTTCGAGAATAACAACGCATTCTCAGTAGATATTTCAGAGCTCGAGCTTTGGGGTCAACCTGCTAAGGTCTACGATAAAATCGATCGTACAATGGAATATCCACCAAGCATTCTAAAGTACGAGGTGAACCCGATTGATATTGACAATAACTTCATCCAGTCTGAAGACCAAGTTAAATCACTCGGCCTCACTATCCTCGATGAGTATTCTGAAACCGCTTCTATTCTTGACCTTGAGGTTAAGGGAAACCCTGCTATTCAGCTCGGTGATATTGTTGACGTAGATTACCGTCAGTTCGTTGGGCTCTACCGAATCATCGGTATGGGCAACAACCTTTCTAACTCTAAGTTCACGCAAAACCTTAAGGTTCGTAGGTACACGCCTCGTGAGTGGTTCACGCTTAACCAGAGTGTGCTTAATGGAACAGACGTGTTGGCACCATAAAGGTATAATAAGAATATGATAGATCCTACTTTAGTAAACGATGTCACTACCTACCGAGGTCAAAATACCATCTCTACTTTGAATGGTGATATTAAGCTTGAGACCGGTCGAGGGCGTTTAGCAATTTACGACCCTGCTTTTAGCAACGAACTTGTCGTGCTCGACCGAACAGGATTCCTATTTAGCGATGGTAGCGACCGCCGTATTAAGCTCGGTTCATACGCTCTCCGTGTTGGCTTCTGGATGTCTAAGGATGGTGAAGACGTTATTGACCTTCTCGGTGGTTAGCATTTGTTATAATAAGATAAAGAGGTATATAAATTTATGGCAACAGGTAAAGGTAATCTTCCAAATCCAAACATGGCTTTCACGCCATTTGATATTCTATTAGCGGCTGAACTCAATGACTTCGTTGAGAACATTGAAGCCCTTGCAACCGGTGCCGGCATTGGTGACGGTTCTGTTGGTACTTCTGACATTGCAGATGGTGCAGTAACGTTTGCTAAATCTGATGGAAAATTCGGTTGGGAAGAAATTGGTAGGACTATATTAACAGTTGCCGGAGATAGTATTACTGTCAACAGCTTGCCAAGTAGGAAGTACCTTATGATTGTTGCTAGGAGTACTGCTACGGGTGGTACTATTAACAACTACATCCGCTTTAATAATGACACTGGTAATAACTATGCCGAGAGGTACATTGAAGACGGTGTTTCTGGAACGACTGCAAGCCAACCATTCGTACTGTTGACTGGTGCTACTACAACTGCAGACGGTTTCATTGAAGCATATATTAGAAACGAAGCTACTAAAGAAAAACAGATTCTTTTCCAAGGTAGTAGGTTCCCTTCAGGTGCCGCTAACTCTCCAGCCGGATTCCGAACCGGTGTTGGTAAATGGGCTAATACGGCAAATGCGATTAGTCGTATTGATATATTCAACGCAGGGCCTGGTGATTTCGCTATTGGTTCAGAGCTAATTGTCTTTGGCCGTAACTAGAAATCACTATATGATATTATTGAATTAGGTGCAGATTGCACTCCTTTGTCAGAGAGGACAGCCCACCATGGTCGCTACGAGCGAAACAAAGCCCACTGACTAGGAGGTGATCTATATCTAATCGCAGGCTTATGCTTGCGTCCCTGATTTCCTTAGGGTGGAAACGCTGTTGTCCCGAGGCGTAATTCGGGGCTTTTATCTTTGGTATTGACATAAATGTTTAGCTGTAGTACAATGAAGCTTATGAAAAGGAATGTCATCATCTCAGGGATAGCGGTACTCGTTGTCTCGACTGGTATAATTGGATATATGGTATCAGCACAAGAACCCCAAGAAGAATCAATTAAGGCTAAGGCTGAAACTGTTTTAGTACCTGAAGCTCAAGAAGCTAAGGTCAATGAATCAACTCCAACCGAAGAGGTTATCACTGAAGCCCCTGTTCCAGTCAAGCAACAACCTTCAAGCCCATCTGCTCCAGCTCCATCAGTGAGCCGTGAACAAGTATCTACAGTCACTACAAGCACTGTATTAGCTAACTGGAACCCTAAAGAGACCGGCTTGATGATTAGCACGGCAAACATTATATCTTTGATTATGAAGACCTATGACGGCTCTCCTGAAGCCTTTACTGACAAGAATGTTGAGTCTATCTCAATCACTTGTATCAATCGTATTAAGGCCATGAATAAAGAAGAAGCAATTCAATTCGTTTACGGTGACTCTTGCCTTTAATTAAAAGGTGATAAGAACGTTATCACATCTGCTGTAACAGTTTGCCCTGTGATGACACTAATGTTGAATGGGGCAAAATTGAAGTGGGTGCAATATAACCTGATACGGGTTGGTGACACACGAATGACTGATACTAAGCCACTCTCAACAGATGGAGTACCAGAGTAATTCATATTCATATCAATGACTCGCATGTTTCCAGGTGTCCATTGACCAGGGTAAAGGCTCGACTCCATTTGAGTTCGCATAGTTGCGTTACGTGTACCAATATCTATTTCGCTTGACCACGTTACTGAGCCACCATTGGCAGGGATCACTGCACCTGCAGGGATGACCAAGGTGATACGACCCTTGTTATCATTCTTTAAAGAAGCATAATCGCTATTCAATATAAATTGTTTAGGCTTTGTCATATTCCGACTCCAGTATCTTGGTATATTCTATAGAACCACTTACGCCCTGCAACACCGCCCGAGCTTAGGAACCTGAAGATGATTTGCGTATCAGTAACCTGCACGCTGTCGGTTCCCATGAAGCTATTATCAATTCCTTGGTACCATCTGGTGAGGAGGTTTGAGTTCAATTCTTGTTCAAACCATATATCCACTTGTGGCCGGTAGCCAAATCCGTGATTGATAGTTTGCGTAGTACCATTCCACAATAGAACTCCCTCTTGCCAAAGCTTTGTGTAGTTGTATTCAGAACTCATAGCGAATAGATCAGCTTGTGCTGCAGTGAATGAAGCGTCCAAGTTAACGTCTGAAGGCATAAAGCCGAAGACTCGCCAATAGTAAGTAATTGTCGAGCCGGTATAATTCGTTGGAAGTAGTCTTATGGTATTTGTAGTTGATTGAATAGTAAGTTGTGCAATAGATAGGTCAGTGAAACCTGAAGTACCTGCTTCATAGCTAATGGTGAAGTTAGGGTCTGTTGACCACGTTCCTACAAGCAGTGGCCTGAAGGGAAGGCCGTGGGGTACATTGTATTCTCCGAACCCACCACTCGGTTCAGTGAATGATCCACTGGCCATGAATACAACCTTGTCGAGGGGATAATCTGAATTGATTAAGGTCTTATTCGCATTATCAGGAGTCATACTCCTATTATACGTTATCCGCCGTGTCGGTCTTCAGGTGAGAAGTGGAAGCTCTTTCTCACTTTTAATCCTTTTTCCTGAAGGAGTTCAGAATAACTTTTGCCTTTGGTAAGATTTGATAGTCTTTTGTCTTCGCTCTCACAATGAGGGGAACAGTATCGATCGTCACATGGCTTACCACAGAAACCACAAATAAATGGTTTCTTTTTCTTTGTACCAACGAACTCCATAAGTGGCCTGTTGCTTTCAGGTGGCGTGTCTGCAGGAAGAGCCTGAACAGGTCTTGAGGTGTCTTCTAAACGCTTTTTAATGCCTTCAGCTTGGCGTTCCTTAATCTTCTTCTGATAATCGTTTACGTACTGCTTCCGGCACGATTCCTTAGTACAAATCTTCCTACGCTTGTGAGTACCTTCAATGCTATCACCGCATATAATACAGAGTCGAGATTTTTTTGGTATTGGCAACGGATCAGCTTCATTTATCTTAATGGCTTCTTGAACTTTAGGTGAGTTAGATAAGACATCTTCTTGAGTTATGGTAATAATATCTTTTTCTCCTACGATAATATCAGTCTTTTCAACAATACCACCAACAGCGAACTTTGGCTTATCATCGGTCTCTAAGAAGCTCTCTAAGCGATTCATTACACCTGAACGCTCTTCTGCTCGGGCACTATCAATCAAGTCACGTAGGTCGTGTTTAAACTTGTCTAAGAGATGGTCTAATCGAGCATTGATATTCATAAATAGATAATAGCATAAGTGAAAAGAAAACGCCCCCTTAGAGTAAAAGGGGGCATTGGTGTCTTCTCTTATACTACCGCTACAATAATGGCCTTACGCACTGGCCATGAACGAGCGTGGTATTTTTCATTATTAAGTATCGCTCGGAATAATGCAAGGCTTTTCAGCCCACGACTGAGGTGCTTCAGGTGGGTTAGGCATATCATCAAGCATAGCGGCATAGGCTCCATATTGAAAGAGAGCACGCTGAACGTACTCCCTTTCTTCATGCGTAGCCGGTCGCTCCATATCTTCGTTAAAAATAGGAGCTTCCATATCATTCAGCCCTTTGAATTACTTGGTTAGGGAAGATGATACCACGGTTTTGAATGCCGTTACGTTCAGCGAGGCGTTGAGTATATCCAGAATCACCGTAGAGACCCTTTGTACCAACGTACCATCCTTGACCTAAGCTAATGCCACCAAGCGTATCACCACGGCGTACAGTGTATGAGTTGCTTGTTGTATCACCACCAGTTGAACCGCCATTGCCTGGATTAGGCGTTGGAGTAGGCTGTGGTGCCGGCGTAACACTTACATAGATGTTCGGACGGTAGTAGCCGAGAATCGTGTCTTTGCTTACTGAAGCAAGATTGAAAGGATTACCAGCGTTCGGGTCTGAAGCGTATTGGTTTTGGCTAAAGAACTTGCCTTGGTAATACATCGCAACGTGGCCATACTGACCCATTCCGAAGATAGCCCAATCTCCATCCTTCATTCCTGATTGACCGGCAAACCACTTGAAACCTAATGGTTCGATTTGAGATTGCTGTTGAGCATATCCCTTAGCACCACCAGTCTTAGTGGCTACATATTTACCAGACAAAGCGAACATGTATTCTTTGAACGCTGCAACACACTGAAGGCCATACCCTTCATTGAATCCTTTACCGTTAACGGCGTTGTAGAAAGCTGTTGGGCTTGATACATCGACATCGTAGTAAGCTAATGCACCGAGTTGAGGAATATCAGTTGGTTCACAACCACTATTACCATCCTGAGGCACGTTAGCACCGGTTATTCCACCGATAGATTCATCAAGGTTTGTCTTCAGCTCACAAAGAGCATTCTCTTGAGCTTCAGTATAGGTCGGAGTACTACCGTCAAAGGTAATAGTTCCGTCTTCGTTCTTAGTTCCGAATACTACAAAGCTTGCAAGTAGTAAAACACTTAGCAATACGACAATGAATGCCGCTCGACTTTGCAGTAAACCTCCGAGGTTACTTAGTGCTTTCTTCATCGCTGTTCCTATCCTGAATCTTCTTAACGGTATTACCTAAGAAGTAAAGGTTGATTGCACCAGAGAGCACGAGTAGTGATCCACTGAGCTGTTGGCCTAATGCTACAAATCCCCAAAGAGGGGCAAGACCGATGATGATAGTGGCTAAAAATGCCAATACACCAACGCCGATCGATAGCTGTTCTGTTAATGTTGCGTTTACTTTCATGTTGACCTCCTAATATTGATACAACTATTATAGCATTATCATTTTCGGCGGTAGATAAGAACCCATCCAATAGACTGCATAAGAATGACAGTGTTTGTAAGGAAAGAAGACCAGTTCTGAAGGCTTACAATACCCGGCGTATCAAGTCGAGTAATCTGATAGGTGATTGGTATGATTGAGAAAGCAACCGTAGACATAACCACAAGTATGAGCGTAAGTGCAAGCTTCCAGTAATCACCATTAAATAGTCTTCGGTTATTTAGCTGACGGTTGAGCTCAGTCCACTGAATAGGTAAGACAAATATAATAAGCAATAGAATAGCCGTTACCCTTGTTATAAGTGCATAGGCTACGAACAGATTGTATTCCATTACTTCTTCCTCCCATCAGCATGGCCTGAAGCGATAGCAATACGCATTACCACTCCGTTTTGTTTTAATAGTGCATTATACCTAGCAATAGTATCAGCTGACTGATTAAGAGAATCAGTAGCTTCCTTATAGATAGCACTAACCTGCTTGTCATTATACTTTGGCAAGAAAGTACGTTTGAGGTTTTCAATCATATCTTTAACCTTGTTCATTGGTTTCCGCCTTCTTTGAAATGACAATCTTGCCTTCCATTCGCTGAATGCTTTCTTCAATATTCTTAATAGGTACAGCAATGCTATCACGAACCAATACAGCGTCAGCAGTTCGTTTATCTTTTTCAGCAAGCAATAGGCGTGATACAGCCACGAATCCAACAATAAGAATACCAACGAGTATACGCTCGATTGGCGTATCGCCTAAGATTGCTTTTAAGAATTCCTCTAACATTAGTTGCACACCCTTCCCGTTAAACCACCACAAGTTGGAATAGACTTCCAGAACTTATCTGTTGCTTTTTTACTTTGAAACAAACCCAAATCCTCATTGAAACGAAGACTCACTTCGGCTGATTGACCTGGCTCTCCTTTGAGTGAGAGTAAGTAATCGTTTTCAGTTCCCTTGTTACCAAGCGTCAACCATATTTCATAACTGCTTTTACCTTGAACGGGTACTTGTTCAACGACAGTATGAGTAGTCTCGGTTTCTTTTTGGACAACTGTTGTAGTTGATTTTGAGTCCTTACCTTTTAAAGATTCAATCCACTCCCTCTCACTTCCAACAAAACCTTGTTTAAGAGCTACATCGTAAGCACTGAGGCCATTACCTTTAACCGCATATTGATTAATGACTTGCTGATTTTGGTTAAAGATATTGCGGTCTGACATCATAATTGCCATAAAGACTAATACAACGATTATAACTAACCATGTAAATATGAATAGAAACTTCCAGAGCTTGCTCATGTTCGTGCCTTTACGAGTACAGGTATATTTGCATTAGCGGTGATGACGTTAGCCCTGAAGCCGGTTGCAGTCTTAGCAATGAAGGCAACTTCGAGAACAGTTACCCATGAACTACTCACGTACTCCTGAATCTTAACAATACGATCATCAAGGCAAAGGTTACGGTGATTGCTTCCATTACTGCAGTCAACAGTACAAGCTTGAGTATCATCACTGAATACGCCTTGAGATGTACGGCGAACAGATGAATTAGTGTCTAACTGACCAGAAACAACAAACTCAAACTCGTTATATGCGGCACCTAAAGTGACTTCAATATCACTATCTTGCTCATCAAATGTTACATATCCTGCTGTTGCTGTCATACTGCTTCTCCTTATTCTCATTATAACAAATAGGTATCTTTAAGAGACCCCTTTTCCGTGCTGTTAACAGCCGGGGAGTTAGATCAATAAAGCATTCCCTGAATAAGTAGCGGAACGAGCTTTTCTTATTTACGTCTATTTGTACTTAAGGGGCGATAAAACCTATTCAATTATTGACTCTCCTCTGGTAACAGTGGGAGATAAAAGAGAGATATAACTTTCCTTATTTGTACGAGACTATTTTTAAGGTTCATTGTATTCAGTACAAAGCAAGGTTTACGGTACCCTAAAACGCTGAGTGTATTTATTGGCTGCTTTATAGATACGCCAAAAGCTATACACAAGGACTCCCCATATCTATTGCATAGGAAAGTATCACCTGATATAATAACAGATGAATACGGACAACGAACTAAGGCTTTATGAGAGCCTTTTTTCAATGCCTAATTTTCTTATACCCCAAGTCTGTGAATACGGACTCGGTACTTCTGACTATAACACGCTTATCATTTAGGGCACAAGTTGGATTGATAGCGTCTGTGGATTCATTGTGTACAAACAAAAAGAATATCAGATTGAAGAGTGTGTAGCCCTATGTCTGATATTCTTTGTGAGCGTGAGGCTGGAATGGTCAACAACTTGGTGAACCTAATCTTAAACACTACTAATATTTAGATAGGTTCGAAGAGTTAAACACCTCACGCCTAAAACGATTATAGCACGAGCATATTTCATGGTTGCAAAAGTCTTATAGCTGTAGTACAATAGATACATAACGAAAGGAATGGTTATGACACAAAATACAGAGGCAGACGCTAAGAAAGCTAATGCTCAAAAAACAGTCAGTATTTATAAGGAAGTAGTACCGCTAACGGTTGGAATGCTTTCTGAAAATACTCGTGCAAGCAAAGAGAATATGATTAAGACTATTCACAAGTCTGTTCTAGGGCTCGATAAGCAAGGTCAGTTACGACCGATTGCTGACCTTAAGCTATTCATGGCTCAAGCGAGTCAGTACGGCCTCAACCCATTTAAGAAGGAAATCTACGCTACGTATATGTGGGATAGCGTTAAGGGCGAAGCTCTTACGCCAATCGTTTCTATTCATGGCCTCCGTAAGCTTGCTCGCCAAGGTGGTGTTTACACTCACACCGGTGCTGCTGAAGTCACAATGAGTGAGGATGGTAAAGATATTGTTAGTGCCACCGTTCCTGTATATGGCCAATACGATAAGTCTCAAGCACCTGTTGAAGTAACTCGCTATACTGCGATGTTTGAAGAGTTCGCTAAGACTAACAAAGACGGCAAGCTCACAAGCACTTGGGGTAAAATGCCAAGAGTCATGATTATCAAGTGTGCTGAAGCAAACGCTATTCGCCAAGGATTTGATATTAGTGGTATCTACATTGAAGAAGAAATCGCTAGTACTAACATCATTGAAGGTGAAGAGGTAACTGAATAATGGCACGTATCGATCACCTGAGCTATTCAGCCATCATTACCTTCCTACGCAATCAAGTCGAGTTCCAGAAGCGATATATTGCTAAAGTATACGACAACGCAAAATCACCGGCTATGGTGGTAGGTACAGCTTTTCACAAGGCTATGGAAGATTACTACCGTCCTGGCACTGAAGTAAGTATGCACGAAGCTATTGAAGCCGGTCTCGCAGTCATCAATAATACAAGTGATTACGAGATGGATTATGGCAAAACTGGTAGCCGTCAGACCATGATTAAAGAATACACGAACCTCGTTAACAAGTACTTCGAAGAAGCTGAAACATACAATGTTATCGAAGTTGAGAAGCGTATGGAACACACCATTAATAACGTGCCGATGGTTGGTGTATCTGACCTTATCGTTCGGAACGAAGACACCGGCATGCTTCAAGTGAAGGACTACAAAACAGTAATGTCTTACTCATGCCCTACCACTGACCCAAGCGACCCTGAGTACACCGAGAACTATAAGTACCTCCTTCAGGGATATATTTACTTGGCACTTGCCGAGAAAGAATACAAAGAAGAGGTCGAGTCAGTTTCATTTATCGAAGTGAAGAAGAGTATTAACCGTGATGGCACTCCTCAGGTTCGTGAGTTTGAATATGACCGCCAAAGCCTGCTCGAGTTCGCTAACGTAGCCCACAAGATTATCACCAACGTATTCTCATACGTGAATGATGACAATGCAAAGTTCTTCCCTAACCCAAGCGACTACATCAATGGGCTCGAATCAATGCAAGTTGTTTCGAATATGGAAGAAGGTTTCGATGAAGCTAAAATCCGCCGGAAGATTAAGAGTGGTGAAAAGTTTGCTCCTCGAAACATCACGGTTGATATTGGTGAAGACACTGGTACAAGCGAAGAGTTAATCCTTCGTAAGTTCATGGAGTTCGGTATCGGTGGTATTAGCGGCAAGAGCTACGAAGGTGCCTCAGTCATCCGTTATACATTCAAACCTAATCGTGGCGTATCAATGGGATCTATTGCGAAACGTTCAGATGACATCGCTATTGCACTGCAGGCTAAGTCAGTCCGTATCGAAGCACCTATCTTTGGTACTGACTTGGTAGGTGTTGAGGTTCCAAACCCTAACCGCCGTAAGATTGATTTGAGTGATGAGAAGCACTTGAAGCCTGGCACAACGCTCATTCCTATCGGTGAAGACATCTTTGGTAAAGTTCACTATGGTGATATTACTAAAATGCCTCACCTCCTTATTGCCGGTCAGACTGGTTCCGGTAAGTCAGTTATGCTTAACGTTATCCTGCACTCACTTACTCAACAGCTATCACCAAAAGAGCTTCAGCTAGTATTGATTGACCCTAAGCAGGTTGAGCTCGCTATGTTTGAAGATGTACCTCACCTATACCGTCCTATCGTTACTGATACGGTACGGGCTACTCAGGTGCTTGATGAAATGGTTCAGCTTATGGAGAGGCGTTACGAGATACTCCGTGAAGCTAAGGTTCGAAGCATTGATGATTACAAAGGTGAAATGCCACGAATTATCGTAGTGATCGATGAGTTCGCCGACCTAATTATGATGGCCGACAATAAGAAGCAGAACTTTGAAATCAATTCAGTTGAGCTTGCAAAGGCAATCATTCGCTTCAGTCAGAACAACGCTGACCTGAATCAAATCGACCTTGACCTGCTGACTGCTACGATTCCTAAGGGAGACAAAGCTTCAGCTGAAAAGAAGAAAGAAGATAAGGCTGTACTCAAAGAGCTCAAGAGCATGATTCTATCTGCTGCAGAAAGCGACACACCACCGGCTGAACATTCAATCATCCGTATCGCTCAGAAGGCTCGTGCCGTGGGTATTCACCTTGTACTTGCCACTCAGCGACCAAGTGCAGACGTTGTAACGGGATTGATTAAAGCTAACATCCCTACGAAGATTGCCTTCGCAGTAACGACATCAATGAACAGTCGTATCATCCTTGATGAGACTGGTGCAGAGCAACTCACGGGCTATGGAGATATGCTGTATCTCGACCCAAGTGCACGACATTTAGAACGCCTTCAAGGGCTATATAAGTAGGGGGATTTATGGCAGGACAAACAGTAAGACTATCAATTACCCGTGGAGATGACACTACCATCATCCTCACGGGCACCAGCTACAAAGAATGGTGGGAGCAAGCAGTTGAATATATCTACCGCAACTTTGGAAATAAAGATAAAGGTTGGCGTTTCCGTGATATTGAAGACCTCGAAATAAAGATTGAGCATAGCATGAGTAAGTGGAAGGGTTGGGGTGGCCTCAAATGGTGTTCTCCTGAGCGTATGCAAGAAGAGCTAAACCGTGAAGGTGTTCAGCAAGATGAACCTGATAATCCTAACCCCCGGCAGTATAGTAAGTTTCGTTTCGGTTCTTATTATATAGGTGAGGAAAAGCTTATGAAAGAATTGAGGAAGTGGTAATGATTGAGGTTAAAATCACGGCTAATACTTCTGAATTATCTGAAGCAGTTAAAAAAACCACAAGTTCATTAAGGAAACTTATACTCGCAATCAGTGGGTATAAGATAGTTAACCATCGAGGAAGGAATAAGTTGGTAAAAGTATGAGCGAAGTAAAACAACTCGATCGATTAACTCCTGCTGCACTCTTCGAGATTAAGTTCCCGATATGGGATGGAGGCCAACACAAGCGAATGGTTGGCCTCCACCAAGGCAAGGTTCGAAGCCACAACGTTCTCCGTGTGCTATATGCACGTAAGAGCGATGGCCAAAAGCCTTACCCTGATGACCTCTATATGAGTGAAAAAGATGTTCGAACCTACGAAATGAAGCCACTTCCAAAGTATCCGAACGTATGGGTATACTGGATTCCCATTGATGACTTCAAGGTATTGGAGAGAGTCTAATGGCAAAGCAAATGCTCCGTAAAGACCAGGTGGAGCTATGCGAGTATTATGAGGATAGGTTTTCAGTAGAAGAGCTTGCAATCATATACGACATTAGCAAGTGGCAAGTGAAATCTATACTTGAGAAGTATAAGGTACCAGAAAGGACGGAACCGTTATAATGCCAATAGAACGATTAGGTCATCTCAACGAACGTCAGAAGGAACGTGCTCACAAGGCCATCGATAGGGTAGCTCTGATGATTAGCGAAGTCGAAAAGACTATCGAACGATACAGCCTCATTGATGATACTGACGATGAAATAAAGGCACTTCAGGACTTCGTTGAAGCAGGGTACGTATTACAAGGAAAATTAACTATACCGGGGGAACGATAATATGGCAGGAACTAAAGAAGGTGCAGCAAAAACAAAGGCTCGTTTGATTAAGGAGCTAGGTGCTGAAGGCTATGAAGCCGAGATGAAACGCCGACAGAGTAAGGGTGGCAGTGCAAAAAGATTGCGATCATTCGAAGTTGACCCTAAACTTGCTTCATCTGCAGGCCGTAAGGGTGCTATTAACCGTCACTACCGTGGAAAGGTGCAAGGATAATGAAAGAATATTACTATTGGAGCGTAATCGGTGCTGCTGTATTGACTTGTATAACCGCAATTATATTCACAATCATCGTTGTTGCTACAGGTTTAAAGCCATTTTGGATGGTGATACTAATCGTCCTATTAGCAATATATGTAATAGTAGGTGCCTTTATTGAAGGTAGAGATCGAGATTTTTAGCATAAGGGTATTGACTTTTAATCCTAGCTGTAGTACAATGATATGTAGACCTAAGGAATGGTCAACAAGAAACGGAACAGGAAAAATGCACTCGCCCAAGCTAACGTAATAGGGCACTCCGAATCTTACCAATCAATAATAAACATACTGAGTAGCTCCCGACTGGGAAATCAAGCAGGGTAATCGGATGAAACCTCCGGCACGAGTCTTGCCAATGAACCTGGTCGAAAGCTACTCAGGCAAAACAATTTAGTCAGTACCTTGCTATATAATTAACCACCGTCCTTCTGATGATTAGCAAGCCCATCGATTGAGCTTTTCAGAGAGCTGGCAACGAAGATGGAATATTGTATAGCGAATACTGACTGAATTGTGAATAAGGAGGGTATATGCCTGATTCAACTAAAAAAGTAACAACTAAATCAGCTAAAGCAAAGTGGACTCAAGCTCAGACACTTGGATTCTGGTTCCTATTAACGGCACTGATTATGTTCTGGGGTGGCGTGACTATCGGTAGTTATTCTACTGATAACAGCTACAAAGAACGTGAAACTATCAAGTCTCAAGCAGTTGAAGAATACAAAGCTGAACTGTCAAAAGAAGTCCAGTAGTTCTTACCGCACCTACTGAGAAAGTAAATGCGGTAATAGTGGAGGACATCAATGTCCTCCAGAAAGCACCTGAAAAATCTAGCGAACAAGTTGCATGGGAGTTCTTCATTAGTAAGGGCTTCACTGCAGAACAGACCGCAGGTATCATGGGGAACCTGAAGCAAGAACATAACTTCAAGACAAGTGATGTTCCCGGCGGTCTTGGTATCGCTCAGTGGATGGGAGCAAGGCGAGAAAGGCTTATACAGCGAGGAAGTCATCTCGATCTTAACTCCCAACTGAACTTCATTATTGAAGAGTTCGAAACTACCGAGTCAGCGGCATACCGTGGCGTAAAAGCCTCATCAACCGTTGAACAATCAACCATCGCTTTCCAAAACCTTTATGAGAGGTGTGGCAAGTGTATGCAAGACACTCGTATTCAATTTGCACTAAATATGTATTATAATTATAGATAGGAAACTATGGATATAGATCAACTCGAAAATCCTCACTTTATCGAAGCTACTATGGGAGACGCTCTCAAAGTTCTAATATCTAATGAGCTTAAATCCCTTAACGCAAATGAAATCATGGAAATGTTTGAGTCTCTTGAGAAAGAAGATGACTCGGTTCGTGGTGCCTTTTGCGATAAATATGACTTAGGCGAATCAATATACGACTCATTCGATATGTTTGATATTGACGTTGACCAGACGATAATGGATATATATTCCAAACGCCTGTTAGTCGAAGAAGAGGCCAATAAATCGTAATGGCTAAATCATCTCTCGAGAAGCTCAAACTGTATTTCGAATACGACATGACCCTCCGAGAGGTGAAGCGTATTATTCGAAAGCGAACCATTAAGGAAATGGTACAATAATTATATGAGACCACGTATTGATACAATCTATATCTATATGCAGAAAGAGCGTAAATTAATGCTCGGTGAGTTCAAGACGTTAGATGTTCGTAAGAACGAATATGATTTCCGTTTCCTTCGTGGTAACGTGCCGGACGTAGCTGATAATGTTTATCGCTATGCAAAGACTGTTGAAATCAATGAGATCAAACGAACGATTGTATTGATTACCCTTGATTCTAATAAGAAAAAGGTAAGTACATTCTTCAGTAAAGTGAAGAAGCAGATTGAAGAAGACCCTGAACTATTCAAGGTATTCGGCCTGGCAACTGAAAAACCTGTTGAAACATCTATAAGCTATGGCAACTGAGATATTTGTTAATGGCTGTACGAGCTGCGGTATGAACGCAGCTCTTATTGCTAGGGTAAGAAAAGACCGACCCGACCTTAAGGTTATCAATACGAAGTACGACTATAGCTATCAAGAGCGTCACATGGCCTACGTGAGGCGTGCCGGCATGAGAACTGATTCATATCACTCTATTGTCGTAGAGAACGAAGGAGAGCGTATTACGCTACTTAAAGAATGGAAATCTTAGCAATACTTCTTGGCACCTACGTTATTACTTTGGTACTCACTGAGTCTGAAGGAGCATTCGGGTTGCTATACAATTTACGGAATATAGAGTGGGTCGATAAGTTCGGCATTTTTAATTGTCATTTATGCACATCTTTTTGGGTCGCTCTTGGCCTCTCATTAGCTTTCGGCCAACCTCTGATGATACTTATCGCTTGGGCTTTCTCAACAGTAGTAGATAAAATAGTTACTGCATTGGTATTATTTATAGTAAGCCGATAGGGTGTGGAAAACGCTTGAAATATTCCTATTGACGAGGTAAGCTTTAACACTTACGATACGTGTATGACTAGGATAATAAAAGTTCGGTGTGGGAAAAATTACATATTCTACCTAGACGGGAAACGCATATACGTAAAGGTCGTTGGTACCTTAAACCAACAGTTTCTTGTTGAGACTATCACCATGGAAAAGATGACCGATTATGATTACATCAATCTGGTTGACGCTATCTATCGTAAGAGGATTCGAGATACAGCAACATTGAATGAGCACTTATATTCAAAGTTCCGGCTAACGACTACGAGTAAGAAGCTGCAATGATATTTGTATATCCTTACCGTAAGAATGATTCTCGTGAGCTCGAATGGTCGCTTAGGAGCGTTCAGTCAAGGCTTGATGGAGATTGCATTGTTATCGGCGATACTCCTGACTTTGCTATCGGAGTGCCTATTATAACCGGCTACGGTAGCGAATGGCGTTCTTATTCCCCTTACCATAACGTTATCGATAAGATACTTCAGGCTTGCCACTTATACGATGAGTTCGTTCTGATGAATGATGACTTCTTCGTTATGAACTGGATTGATGTTACAAAGCACTATAACCGTGGCAGTATGTTAGAGCATTTGAATCAACGTAAGTACGATAGCTATGCTCGAGCTTTGAAGAATACTCGAAACCTCCTGCATGAAAAAGGCTATCCTGATGTAGACTTTGAGCTCCACCGGCCAATGCTTATCAACTCGAAGAAAATGCTTAAGGCTATAAAAGAGATTACTCCTCAACTCAGGAGCTCTCAAACTATTCTTATTCGATCTTACTATGGAAACCGATTCGGCCTGGTATCAGAGCACGCTTCAGACGTTAAGAACCCTGATGATTATAAGGAGTTGGACGTAATTTCCACCAATGAAGATACGTTTAAAGGTGAATTAGGCGAATATATTAAGGA